AATACCAACACCACCTGATACTACCAGTGCTCCAGTAGTAGATGATGTAGACTCTGTAGTTGCAGTGATAGTAGCAGCAGAACCGACATAAAGATCGTCAACATCATATGATGTAGCGGTTAAAAGACCAGTTACAGTACCGCTATTAGCAGTAAATCCATAAGGAAAATCGGGACCGCCGCTCCCCGCCTGATCCATTATTGTATTAGCGCGAACTCTTGACATTTCTAGGCAATACTTCTTTTTTACTATTTAGCATAAAAAAAGACCTCCCGTGAAGGAGGTCTTTGTAAGAAATATAAGCGTCTTGCTTACATTAGGTTCTTAACTGCAACGCGACGATAGTAGCGGTTTGCATCAACGTTAAGAGTTCCAAGTCCTTGAGTAGTACCCTCAGCAAATGGGTTAGCAACAAGACCATAACGGGTCTTAAAGCCAATTTTTGGCTGGAAGGTGTTTTCTCCGACTGCACGTACCATCTGTAGTGGAACGTAAGGACAATAGAATAGTCCAGCGTCATAAGGAGAGGATCCCTTATAACCAACAACGTAGTACTGGTTACCAGTCATTGTGTTGGCAGCTGCGATGTTAGCAGCATATGGGTCGATGTAGACGCGATACTTACCTTGCAATGTACCTGCGAAGGTGTTACCTGTGTCGTCAACGTTCAGGTTAGCATTAAGTGCTGGAGTATAATCCAGAACTCCTGCCATTGTTAGGGCTGAAGCAACGTCTGCAGAGCAGAGGATGATGTTGCCCTTCCCGCGACGAGTTCTTTGTGCGATTGCGTTAGCATCACGCTCGATCTGGAAGAGTAGTCCCTTGAACTTCTCAACTGACCATCTACCGTTGGAGTCGATGTCTAAGTCGAATATACCAGCAGTTGCGGTATTTTGGACTGCACCTTGCTCGGCGGTCTTATAGATGGTACGAATAACCTCACGGTTGATCTCAGCAAGGATCTCAGTTGACAGAATGTTTGCCAACTCAGCCTCTGCATTAAGACCATGGATTGCCTTGAGGTCTTGAGCGAGTTCTAATGAGTACTCAGCTTTTAGCGCACGAGACTTCGCTGTAACAGTGACCTTCTCGATTGAGAATGCCATCTGGTTGAATTCGTTGGTAGAACCATCGCCCAAGGCTTCTGCCTTGTCGGTTCTCATACCTTGACCAACGTTGTATGAAGTCTGTGAACCAGCACCACCAACAGGGTTCAGTACTGCAGGGTTTCCACCACTCTGTGATGTAGTACCCATACCTGAGTTCTTGTCAGTCCAACCAGCGGTGAGTTGTCCACCACCACCAGGTTGTCCAGAGAATGCAGAATCGACTTCATTGTAGAAGGTCTCGGTTCCACTCTGGCTGCTGTAGCGTGAGCGCATTGCGAAGATTAGTCCAGTAGGACCAGACATTGGCTGAACACCAGCAAGGTCATAGGCGACCAAGTTAGGCATTGCACGTCTGATTAGACTAATCAATACTGGGTCGAAACCAGCAACTGGACCTGCAGCGGCTGCAGCGCCAGAGAAACCTTGTGGGTTTCCACCACTGTTAGTGGGTGCGGCTTCTGTAAGGAATGATCCGCTATTTTCAAATTGTGCGGTTTCCTTTAAAAACTTTTCTTGGTTTTCGAGCAGGACAGCGGTAACTGCTTTTCTATGATTATCCTTGATTGGATCAAGACCTTCATAGTCTAGAAGCGGTGCCCACTTTTCCTGCAACTGTTCTGATTGGAACATTTGCTTAAAATAATAGGTTTACGTTAATGTTTAATTCATTTTTTGCTAATCGCTGAGACCATTTTAAGATAACTTGCCATCGAACCGGATACGGTTTCAGGTGAACTATCTACTCCTTCGGAGAGTGTCTCTGTTTTAGCAGTCGCTGGAGCAGACTTTTTAGAAGGGAAATAAGATTCCTTCAGTGTCTCCAACTTCTCACGATATTCTGCTTCACTTGCAAACTCTACACTTTCGGAAAGTGAGGCGAGCTTTTCTTTCTGAGTGTCAGCAAGACCTTCAGAAACATCGGCAAGAATTACATCTGAAGCGGACTCAGCGAGTCTCTTGTTCAGTGCTACATTCTTCTCGATTTGCTCATTGAGCTTAGCTTCCATGTCATCTAGTTTTTCTACCATGCTCTCAAGTACATCATATTTTTCTTCAGGGATTGATACATAATGTTCTTCAAAAAGACTCTTAAGACCAGTCATAAAGGACTCAGTAAGTTCTTCCTTTAGACCGCCTTGTACTGCGAGTTGATTCTCAGTGAACCATTCGTCAGCAACATACTCAAGATAGGAATCAACACGCTCATTTAGAGCACCTTTGATTTCCTCAACTTCTTCGACGAGTTTAGAATCGTATTCTGTTTGCAGAACTTCCTTGATTTGAGAAACCTTACCTTTAATGGCAGTCTCAAGGATAGTTTTTGCTTTTTCCTTAAACTCTTCGGAAAGCTCTTCACCTGCAACTAGAGCATTAACATCTTCATCGATGCTAATTTCTTCGTACTCAGGTGCTTCGTTAACTACTTCTTCTTCAGTAGTTTCTTCTTCAGCAACAACTTGATCCTCTTCCTTTACAGGCTCTTCGGATACAACTTCTTGCTCGTCAGTGATTTCAACTTCTGCTTCTTCTTTAGCAGTTTTGCCCTTACGATTAGTGACAACATCGCTTACCTGCTTAAGGCTTCCTGCTGGATCCTTAAGTTTCGCAGAATCGTTAGTAGGACTGTAATTATCTACAGTTGGTCCACCAAGATCCTCGAAAGGTGGTGTGTTACCAGGAGTTTTTACTCCAGATGCGTTGCTTCCTTCTTTTGGTAGGGAGTCTCCTTTAGCTGCGTTTGCATTAACCGCAGTCTTGGACTCTGGAGGTAAAGTAATTTCGTTTACCACGTCCCTTTCCATTTTTTGTAGTTTTGTGTCACTAGACATTGGGGTAATCTCCGACTTTTTTAGTTAAAATCTATATTTATTTATAAAGTGTTAATTTACAATGAGTTAATAAACTCAGTGAACAAACCAATCTTATGCTCTTCGAGAGCTTTTTGGCCAGCAAGAGTATCAATTTTACTCTTAATTTCTTCTGCTTTACGTTCTCTGAGAATACTTCCTTCCCAAATCCATTCCTTTCCTTCCATGATTCCGTCAACGAAAGCATCGGGAGCAGAAGGATCAGCAACGATATCAGCAGCAGTTGCAAGCATGAAGTCTTCGCCTACAACATTAAAACCTTCTTTGGTTGGTTTCAATGAACCAATACCACGAGAAGACACGCCAAGTTTTACTCCTTCACCAAGAAGGGACTTAGCAATTGCACCCATTGGGGTGGACTCAAGAATCTTTGCTCTACCAACAAAGTTAGTACCAGATTCTCTAAGTGATGTAATCTTATGTGAAACCCTATCAAGGTTTACAGTTGGACCATCGGGATGACCAAGTTCACCAAGTGCTCTACCAGTATCAACGTGCTCTTTGACATATCTGCCAACTTCACGTTGTAAAGTTTCCATAGGATACATACGACCATTACGGTTCTTTATGTTTCCTTGGAGAAAAACACCTTCTATGTAGAGGTTCTTCTTACCATTTCTTGATTCCTCAAGAACTTTTACAGATTCGATTTCTTCTCTAATGAGTTTCATCGGTATCAACCTCCTACAATTTGAACTTGTTGACAATTTATTTGTCCATTAGTACTTGCAGTCCTAAGACCAGCAACTTTTAATGAACTCCTTAACTTAGCATCTCTAGGTGAAGCACCTTTATCTGCACTAAAAGCAGTGGCAATTCCTACACCAGTATATGCATCAATAACCCTAATTATTCTTCCATAACCAGAAGAAGCATTAGGTGTGTAAGATACATCTACAGATTTAACTCTCTTATGAGTAAAATCAAACCAAGGTTGACCATCTACTTTACAAGTACAAGTATCATCTACTCCAAACTCTGAGAAGGTTCCTTCTTGGAAGGTAATTACTGCATTCGAGAATCCAGTTCCTCCATCACCTGCTTCAGTAGTAATTCCTACTACCTGTGCTGATTTAGGTTTACCGGTACTAATAATATCTGGATAAAGAGTTGAGCACCAGAAATTAGAAGAAGTTGCAGCAACATCGTTACCACTTGAGGAAGCAGTAGCGACATTTACATAAGAATCAGCAGTAATAGTATTAACTCTCAAGTACTGTGTTTCATGTAAAATTGGAGACGACGCAGTAGATGCGGCTCCTGTGGTCACCGAAAAATTACTTCCGACTGGTTTATAAGCAGACATTATAGATCCAAGTTCAGTATCTTATTTATTTATAATTACTCTTCAGGCTGTACCTCAGTTTCTGGTTCTACAGAATCTTCTACTCCAGGAACTTCCGTATTATTACCAAAAGTATCTGTTGCAACGGTAGGACGATAAGTATCAACTCTTTCTGCAGACTTTGCATAGAGCATATCTTTTATTCTATCGGCAATATCAGATGGAGATTCGTCAGCAATGATCATATCCATTAATTCCGAAGGGACTTTTTCTACAGTTTCACTTCCGACATCTTGTGGCTCTACTGTAGGATTTTCAGTTTCAGTTTCAGGCATTGTAATAAATGTGAGTAATCGTTAATATTTATGTATTATTTTCCTGATCAGTTTTATCTGATTCTAAGCGAGCAAAATTAAACTCCAAAATCATGGAATATAATACTTTTTTCATTTGTTCTAAATTATCTTTTGCATAAGGTTGTTTATCAAAATCTATATCTTCTTTCTCCAAATAATATGAAATTGCATCATAAAGCATCCGAATATCTATAATACCCCAATCAACTTTTAAAAATGGTCCTTTATCATCCTCGGCATGTTCGATTAGATTTCTCCTCCCTTTGGTTTTACAATATTTGCATCTTGTCGTGCTCCTTGAGTATCTACATTCATAGATCTTAAAGCAGCATCAGGTTCAGCTTCAGTAGCACCAAGCTGAGTTGGATCAATTGGTCTCATTCCACCACTACCTTCTGGATCAAGCATCATTTCTTGCTCAATTGCATTTGGATCAGGAATAATACCTTTCTTAATTTCATCCTTAATAAGCTTATCTTGTTCTCTTATATCATCATCGGATTGACGAAGAACTTGACGACGTACCCAATCTTGAGAATAATACTTACCAATATAAGGTTCTACGGTAGCAAGAGATGCTAACCTTTCATTCATCAGTTCTGTTTCTTTTAATTCTGTGAAATGATTGTCATACAAGAAGTCAAATTGTATGTGTTCACTCATTATTTCCCAGTCTTCGGGAGTAACGATATTCTTAAGCAGCAACTGGGTTTTCAGCATATCGATGAACATATTCGAGAATCTCTTTCTCAAACGTCCAACAAACTTACTGAACTTAACTTCATCCCTCAATATCTCTGAGGATCTTCCCAGATTAAATCCTCCTTCTCCGTCCATTCTTGATGGGGGTACATTGAGCGACCTATATAATTTCTTTTTGAAGTACTCAATATCCGTGATTTCTCCCAGATTTTGTCCTCCTGGAAGAGTAGAAATTTCAGTACCACGCCCTCCTTCTCTCCTAGGGAGCCAGAAATCTTCCAACATTGCCATGTACTTCTTGTCATCGCGGATCTCCCCAGTGTCTGCATTGTACACAAGTTTATTCCGATATCTCATCATTACATCTCTGAGATATTGTTCCGCTTTAACTTTAGGTAGATTACCTACATCAATATAGAATATTCTCCTTTCTGGAGCACGAGATAATCTGTAAATAACAAGACTATCCTCAATCATACGTAATTGATTGAGAGATTTAATCGCTTTATGTAGATACCCTAGGGTATTTCCTTTATTTCTATCTACAAGTCCTGAAGTACAATAAGTAATTGCATCTTTAGCAATCTTAATTCCATTACTTCCACCTACTGCATTTATATTTCCAGTAGGGAATTGTAGTTTAGGATTGTAAATGAAAAATTCTTCTATCTTTGGCCACTCAAAGTCTAGTGGATTATCACTTTGAGGGATAGCAGATTTAGCATACTTATCTGCTGAAAGTTTCTTTTCTTTACGTACATAACGCATTTTCATTGCGTCAATATAACGTAATTCTTGTATTCCTTCGTGAGGAGCTTTTAAATCAATTATTTTATGATAATATATTCTACCGTCAATATACCAATTCCTATAGATCTCATGACATTTTTTATCAAAATCTAATAGATCTTTTATATACTTAAACTCTTCTCTAATTTTATTTTTAATACCATCACTAGCATTTAAATGATCAAGATCTAATTCAACAGGACTATCATTTGAATCAGAAACAATTGCTTCATTTATAATATCTTCAATAGCACTATCACACTCAGGGTGCAGTGCCATTTCACGATATCTTTTAATAAGATCAAATTCAGTACGATATATTCCTTCTAAGTCAACATAAGAACCAAAAAAACCACTACTCATATAGTGGTCAACCCCGTCCTCATTATTCGGTGGAACGGGGGATACCGCAGTAGGAGATAGTGGTTCGGTGTCCTCTATCGAGAACCCAAATAACTTAGACATGATTAAAGTTTAGCTTTCTACTATTTAGTCTAGCCGTTAGGAGACCCTGCTCCAACTAAGCTGAAGGACTGAACTTGGAATTCAACAGTGAACTCTTCTATAGTATCGCCTGTATCGTAAGATAAGTCAATAGCAGAAACCGACGTTGGGAAAATATCAATCATTTCATACTGTTTAAGAACTACGTTTGCATCACCAGTATTTGATGTGCTGCTCTTTGTAGATCCTCTACCCAACTGGTAAACTTTAGCATTTGTCATATAGGATTCTGGTTGAGTAGCACCCAAGTTGTTATCCAACTTAGCGATAGCATTCATCCATTCCTCAAATGCATTTCTTAATTTGAAATCTTCGTCGTTAATTACCGTTACAGACCAAACATCAATTGTTCTGTCTCCAGCAACTTTAAAAATACGACCTCTAAATGGAACATCTATGTTCGCAATGGTAGAAGCAGGAAGTGACGCTGCTTTACACATGTACCTGAAATTATCGGCATCCCAGGTAATTCCTCCTGGAAGTGTAGTTAATTCTACCTCAAACAGATTCGGTCTTGCGCCGCCACCTATAAGAGCCGACTTAAAATCAGAGATTGATTTGTTTTCTCTGGTTGTTGCCATGGTTTCCTATCCCCCTGTGTTATTTAGATTATAAAGTTAAACTCTACCTGCCACTTCCTCGAATGCAACACCAGTTCTGGTGGCAACGAAGGAGAGAGTTACGAAGTTGATAGACTTCGCAGGCTTCAGGAAGATGTCTGCACGGAATTCATTATTATCGATAACATCAGGTGTGTTATTTGTAGTATCACAAACAACTAGGAATCCGTAGAGTCCCCTCTTCGCCTGAACATCACGAAGGTATGGTTCCACAATATTGCGGAAGTTTGCTCTTGTCAACTCATCGTTAAGTTCAAAGAGTTGAGCTTCTGCTGCTTTCTGCAGTGCTTGCTCAACAGTGAGGAACAAGCGACGAACGTTAATTCTGTCGAATGCAGATGCATAACCGAGAGCAGTCTTATCACCAAAGAGGAGTGTTCCCAATCCAGGTTGAGTAATAACTGCATTAATCCTTTGAGGATAGAGTCTGTCTCTTTGTGCCTTGTTAGGATTGTATGCTAATTTAACAGCATTGTTGATAATACCACGTTGCTGACCTGCAGGTGAGAACCAAGGATAAGCAGTGATATTTGTGCGAGTCATTAGACCAGCGATGTCACCGTTAGTTGGAACCCAAACAAACTTGTTATTAAACCTATCATACATGTACTTGATACCACTATCAAATACACCATAAGATGTAGAAGATAAAGTACTGAAGTACTTGATGATATTATCAGTTTGAGTAGTTGTGTTAGTAACACCAACTAAGTCTGCTTTATGTGGACCAATACAGGCAACACAATCTTTTCTATCAGCAGCAACAGAAAGAAGATATCCTGCTTTTGCTTGAGAATCGTTAACGTTAGTTAGACCAGGACCCATGATGAAGTAATCAACTTCTTCCTCATCCTTATTATCTAACTTACCATAAGAGGTGATCAAATCTCCAAGAGTTGCTTTCATTCCAGTACCAATACCAGCACCGTAGTCATTACCACCAGTTAAGATATAGGTTCTGTTACCGATAGCACTGAATGTAACACCCTGTGCATCTTGTCCCCAAGAACCATCTGATGTGGTAACTACAGTACAATCTGTAGAGAATCCGGTTGCTCTTGGTGTTGTATCCCAATAAGCGTCAGGATTGCTGGAAGGATCTCCACCTGCATAGATCTCATCAGAGAAGTCTGCAAGGTAACCTTCGTACCAGATCTTCTGTGGAGAATTAACAGCAGAGATAGCATCTTTTGCTTTAGAGATGCTTACGTGCTTCTCTAAAATTTGTCCTTGAATACCAGTAACTTTTCCTAAATCATCAACGATAGCAATGTTCATTG